TCCGTCCACAAAATTTTATGCCCTTTATATTCTCCATCAGGAAAAACTCTATCCATTTCATCCAACTCCCAAATAAGTTGATTTCCGCTTCCTCTTCCTCTTCGGCTTTTACGCACTTTTCGAATGCTAGATTTAATTTTTCTTGAACGCGCCATTAATATATATTTATATTTTTTATTTTTTCTCGATTTGGCATTATTTGAACACGCTGGAGTACATTTTCAATGCGATTTCCTTCTGTTTTGAGTAATCCACTATTGGTGCTGGATATTTGATTCCTTTAAATTCTTTTTCGTCAGAATATTTATACCATTGATGAATAACTTTGGATTCGACTTCTCTCAATTCTGGTACCCACTGTTTGATATATTCAGCATCAGGGTCATATTCCTCCGATTGTAACCAAGGATTGAATATGCGAAAATACGGCTGTGAATCGGCGCCTGTGCTTGCACCCCACTGCCAGTTTCCGTTATTTGACGCAGGGTCATAATCCGTCAAATGTTGAGCAAAATATTTCTCTCCATCTTGCCAATCTATGAGTAGAACTTTAATCAAGAATGAGGAAGTTATTAGTCTCGCCCTGTTGTGCATATAACCGGTTTCCGCGAGTTGGCGCATACCCGCATCAACAACCGGAAATCCTGTGGTTCCCGTTTTCCACGCATTTAACCATTTTGTGTTTTTGTGCCATCGAATTTTATCATAAGATGGCTTCATTGCGTGGCCCAAAACATACGGGAATGAGAAAAGTACATTGGCGTAAAAATCGCGCCATATAAGTTGACGCACAAGGTCCTTGTTGCTTCGAAATGCTTTCCAGACTTCTCGAATAGAGAGACATCCAAATTTAATATATGCAGATAATTGCGTCGTCGGTTTTTCCAAATCGTTGTGCGTTTTGCTGTAATGCTTTTGCGTCTTGAGAGCTTGTTTAAGACATTGTATAGCGTCCGGTCTTCCTCCGTGAACAAGGATAGATTTGTTGTCTTTTGTGAATCTGGAAAAAGCGGACTCGAGAGAAATAGTATTTGAAAGATGTGCTCCCGATTTGGCAAAATGAATCTTCCTTTTTCCAGCAGGTAATTGAATGTGCTGTCTTTGAGCGGCATTGTAATACGGGGTAAACTTCTTATAAGGTTCTCCCGTTCCATTCATTATGGTTCCAGGAGGATGCAAATAATAGTCGTGCGTTGTTTCCATTGTAACACCAAGCTTGGTAGATAGATGCTCGATTTCTGTATCACGCTTTAAAGCATAGGGTGTGTAATCCGAGTTAAAAGAAACATAACTTATATTCCACGCTTTAATGCATTGGGCAATAATCTTGTCGTTCTCTCCAAAAAAAGTATACAAATGCCCTCCTTCTCTCGAAATATCTTTCGCCAAGTCTTCTAGACTCTCAATCATAAATTGAACTGCGTTGTCAGACTTGAATTTGTTAGCCTTTGTTACTTGTTCTGGAGTAAAGACGAATATAGTAAAAAGACGCTTGCATTTGGAGTTTGCCATATTTAAAGCACTATTATCGATAGTTCTAAAATCGCGACGAAATATAAATAATCCGTTTTCAAAAGACATAATTGGTCTATTATATTATTGTAGTAAAATAATATAATCTATATTATTTGTATGTTGATAAGACCAGATTTCATATTTTCTTATTGGATATTTGCGTGGTTTTTGTTATATTTTTTCAAAATAACGGAATATAACCCCAAATACTTGCTTTTACTGGGCGTTCTGGAAAATTTAATAACGGTTATTATGAGCTTTTATTACAAAACCTCGATAAAATACATAATTTATTTCATATTTATTATGATTGTTATGAAGATAATACCATTATATCTTTCTTGGAATAATAAAAATAATTTCACAAGTTTACGAAAAGACTTGGTTGCATCCATATCCGTCTTTGTTCTCTACAGTTTTTGGCTCTATTTCAACGGGACAGATGTAATAAGAATTCAAAGAAGAATAGTTGATTCAATAATAGAGGAGAAAAATGAGACTCCTATATTATGGGCTATAAATGCGGTTTCAAAAAAATTAAATATCTAAGCTCACTGTGTTCTTATCTGACTTTTGTCTGCGCTTGCTGCGTTTGGGCATATTACCTTCAGACTGTAGTTCCTTCAACTCAGAAATGCTGATAGTGCTGCTATCATTTCCTTGATTCATAGAAGAAGCTGGTGCCGCTTCCTGAATGTTTATAGTCTTTGTTTTAAGACCATTCAAGATGTCAGAAATATCGCTAGGGCCTTTCATCTCAGCGCGATTTGAGCGAGGGATATCAGAAGTGCCTCCAAAGTTTTCTCGAATATTGATTCCGTCGTTATCATTTCCAAAAGAACGAGCGTTGTATTTGGAAGCATTATTGTTGCCCGGACGACTTGTTGGTGCATCGCGGTTTTGTGTAGCCATAGGAGGTGGAGGAGGTCCGTTAAAACCAACTGACGGTTCAGGATTCATCATATTATTCATAAACCCAGAGAATCCAGGACTTTGTTGGCTCATTGAGTTTACCGCGGCGGTTTGAAACTGGCGCATCAAATCAGGATTTTGACGCAATATATCATCCATACCAGGCATAGCCGACTTGAACATAGTGTTGGTCATATGAACCATCATTGCACTTCCACCAAGTTGGAAAAGTAACTTGAGCTCTGGTGCCATAGAAGCGCGGCTCTTGTACTTGTCATACAACTCAGCAAAAACATCATCATAATCGTTAAGATTTTCATTTACTTGATCACTCCAGCCATCAAGTTTAATATCAAAAGGGTCAAAACGGTTATTCAAGAATTCAATGCCGTTGATGCACGCCATAAGCATATTACCTTGAAACTTGACAGAGTTTTGCTTAGCCTTTTCCTCCATAATCATCTCGTATTCGCCTTGCATTTCAGCTAGAGGTGACTCCATAGAATACTTCTTTGTAAGAGTTACCCCTTTGGTTTCAAGTGTTTCCAACTTTCTTAAATACTTGAATTTTTCTCTCAACAATTCTTCCTTGGACATTTGTGGTTGAGATGGAACAGCTTTGTCGGGGTTAATAGGAACATTATTGAATTTGGCAAATCCGTCCCAAGTTTTTCCCTCATTATCGGCTTCAGCTGTGGCTTGACCAATGCTAATATTTGCACGGTCATCAAATTTAACAGAGTGCTTTTCATCAAAACTAGTATTTCTATTGAATAAATCGGAACGACTTTCAAATCGAGCATTATCAACTTCGTCAGTAAGGTTATTCAATTCATCTTCTAAATTATTTAAATCGTCTAACTCAATATCCGATTGTCTGCTAGAATTCTCTTTTTTTTTATCATTCATAAGCAATTCAAGTCCTCCGCCAAAATTGGTAGTCTTTGAATTGGAGCGGCTGTTCCAATCGTCGCCCAAGTTTTCATTTAAATTTATCGTAGATATATCGATAATATCTTCCATTTATGAATTAATTAGAACATTAAATTTAAGTATTAACGAATAATAAATATATTTTGGAGAGAAAGTTACCATTGAAATTCCGCGGATTTATAGAGGAGAACAAATTGTAAGTTTATTGTTTATATACCATATGGCTTGTAGGAATGAATCAGCTAAATCGTCTTTTTTTGTGTGTGCTTTAAAGAACTCATCCCATTCTTGAAAATTATGATTGGTTAAAAACTCTAAACATTGTTGTATGCCTAATTTTTTTCTATCGCTATATTTTAGTTTTTTATTATCTGTATTTTTTGTAGTGTCAGAAGATGTAGTTGATGCTTTTAATTTATTAGAAGCGTTTACAAAATCGATTTGAATATTATTATTTTTCATGATAAAATATTGTGCAATCATACCTTGAATAGTCTTCATTCTATTGGCAATTGGACTAATTTGATTTTCGATAATAACTTTGTCTATAGTTAGAAAGTGTTCAACTAGGATGGCGTCAAATTTTGATTGCAAATTTCTTCCTATTGTTACTAGGTCAATCTTGGATGCGCTAGTGTTTTCAACGGGTTCAAAGCAAGAGTTGTAAATATAATCATTAATTAGAGAGAGAACATCAGCCTTTTTAGAGGGTTGTGGGTATTTAATTTTATAATCGTCGGCTATTTGACAAAGAACATTCATTTTTTGTTTATTGAGGTAAGATGGTTTTAATTGTGAAGTTGGAATTTGAAATTGTTGTTTTTTTGAGTGTTTCAAGCAATAGTATTTTGAGTTCTTTGTAAATTTTGCTGGTTTGTTGCATTGAACATTTTTCTCAATTTCACAGCATTTTGCGTCGACTTGTTGAGCCAAATTAATTGTGTCCCATTTTAGAATAGAGATTTTATCGGTGTGTTCATCATCTTTTTCTAAAAGGCAAAATGCTAAATTTTTAATTCCAACATCAATGCTAAGTATTTTCATTTTATAGACTGTTGATATAATATAAAAAGGTTGTTTATATTATAAAAGGTGTTATGCATTATTTTAAATCATTTTTGACCCGTAAAAGTGCCAAAGAACAATAGATAAAATACTTCCCACAATGAATCCATTACCGGCGGATTTCAATGTTTTACCGAAGAAATAATAGAAAAACAAGGGACCAAGAATGTAAGAAAGAAGAATGTAAAACAACATAATCGAGAGAAAAGTAGTGAACGAGGCAGACATTTCTTTAAGTTATAAAGAGAATATATTTTTGAAGAACCTAAAGGAATACTGTTTCTCTCAAGGTTTTATTTTTGGGATACGAGAAGTACGCCAAAAATGGTTAAGAATACTCCTGCTATCTGCTTCCACGAGTATTTTTCTTCGAACATGAATATACCAACAAGAATCAACGAAATTGTGGATGCAGTGCGCATAAACATTGAATTTATAAGAGGTGTATTGTAATTTTTATCAAATTCATAAATAAAAATAGAAGACCCTACTGCTAAAAATGCCATGACGAATAAAGCACCTATTTGACTGAATGTAAGACTCTCATAATTTTTGAATGTCTCTATAAGAGGTTTTGATTTATCAAAAAACAGCTGGTATAAGAAAAACGCAAAGACTATTGAAAAAATGATAAAAGTATTGATAAATAGTAAATCGTGCGCATTCAAAGTGGTTAAAACATGTTTTCGGAAATAAGGTGTAAATGATTTTAATATTGATAATCCAAACAGATACTGATACATTGTTCTTATATATACTTGACAAGTTATTTTGTCAACTATATATGGCTGCAATTGTTCTGCCACCATTTATACGAGCATACGCACTTCTAATATAATCTAATGTAGAAAAACAGCGTATAAGAAATCGGTCGAGACCGTTGAATAATGGAAAAAATGGCGACCGCCCGTGAAGAGCGCGCCTATTATCAATAATTATCATTTCTCCTGGTTTGAGATTGTGTGAGTAACGATGTTTATAATAAATGTCTACAATTCGTTTTATCATTTTTTTGGATTCTTCGCAAATCCCTGTCATTAAATCTTGGTCAAAGGTAATGCGTGGGTCATCATCTGGCCCACTTAATATGGCAAGAGGCCCGCGTAAATCACCTTCAATGAATTCGTGACCATTTAATTTAAAAGACAAATCAACGCCGGTTTTCCATAAGGGCTTTCTAAGAAGGTCCATCTCATCATTTGTAATGTTGTCCATTATTTTTTCAACTGGCAAAATATAAGTATTTGCATTGCTATCTCCTCTTAAACACGATAAACTAAGAAAATCCGGTCTTAATCTTGAAAAAGCCTGTTCAGTGTGAATTTCCAGTTCAGTGTTACTGCCTAAACTAGTTTGAACTGTGGACATTGACTTTATGGGAACAACATCTTGAAACAGACGACCATAACCTTCGGCTTCATATGCAATCAAATCACTAAAAACATTAATTAAAATAGCTTGCATACGGGCCAATAATGTTTTTTCGCCCAACTTAAAGTGATTTCCGCTCGGCGTTTGGGGTATATTTTCTATTTGAATATTTTTTATAAGAAAATAACCGGTTTGAGAACCATTGATAGAGAAATGTGTTAATTCATTTATTACTCTACTTGGTAGTAATTTTGACAATTCTTTTGCTTTTTTGCAGAATAAATCAGGATTATCAGATGGATTTTCAATTAACTCGCATGCTAATTTTTCAAGCGCTTTAATTTCCAATGGCGCAAGTTCAATAATGTTCTTATCATCGTTTTTCATTATATTTTTTGTATTTAAAAAAAATAATAATTGTAAACATATTATGCGTTTTGTGAAGCAGGTACAAATATAGAAGGAGAAATCATTCTGGCTTGCAATTGTTCTCTCGATAGATAAGGATTCTTTAAATCGCTGGTAGGGTAACCAAAACCGGGCGCTCTTGTATCCATAACAGAGCTGAAGGTGTAAGGAACATTAGAGGAAGGTGTAGTATTTGTTTGAGTGTGGGAGGGTAATCCTAAATCGACACACGCTTCTTGGTTGTTGTATTTCATAATTTGAACGGCATTATTAGTTAAAAATTGGCGATAAGCCCAACTGGAAGTAATATTTTCCTGTTTTTGTATGCGTTCATTGACTACGGCTTCGGGTTGCCATGATGCATAGTTTCTTCCATCAGCCATAATAGGAGGAAAATTAAAATGAATATTGTTTGATCCGCTGTAACATGTTGCCCAAGACATAATATATAATATCATAAGAAAATTATATATTATTTATTCAGAGCTGAGTAATTTTAAAAGCTCGTTCTTTTTGAGCTTGGAAGAATCGGTTACAAGACCTTTTTCAACAACTACGCTTCTTAATTTGTTAAGTGACATCTTTTTATAATCAAAAGTCTCAGTTTCTTTGTGAGATTCATCTAAATTAGAAATGTCAATTGATTTAATAAAATCAGTATTTGTCAAAGTCAGTGTTTCGGTGTTATCAAGGTCCCCTTCTTCTAAATTCTCGTCATCAACGCTTTCTAATTCATCCTCCAATTCAGAATTAGATGATGCAGCCTCCTCTTCTCCCTCTTCTACTGCTAATGCTTCGCAGTGAAAATTTACATCTAGTGTCTCTCCCATATTAATTGTTTTTATGTTTTGTCTTTCTTCTTCTTCTTCATCTTCGATATCATTATCCTCATCTTCTGTTCCTTCGATGTCATCATCCTCATCATCGCTTGCATCATCTTCGTCATCACTTTCATCTTCAGCGCCTTCGGTGTCATCATCTTCCTCATTTTCATCATCAGAGACAGGAATTAAAGGGTCAGAAGATACTTGAGACGAAGCCACATGTGGGCTAGAACCACCATTTTGCGAAAACGCTCCAGCGGATAATATTTGTACTCGAGATCTAACAAAGTTGAGTTCTTCTGCCATTGTTGAAACTAATCCCAACATCGAACCAATTTTGTGATTTTGGTCATTTATTCTTTGCATAAAAAACATACTTGCAATGCCAAGAAGCAGTATCATAATTCCTAAACAAATTAAAGTGGATATAGAAAAAACATCGGTTAATCCCATTATTAGACTCTTAATATATATTTTTCTCTCCAAGGGAACGAATTCTAAAATACACAACTTTATAAAGAAGAGTTGGCAATAATTTCTTGTGGATATTCCATATCTTCTAGAACCTTTATGCCTCCTCGAACATTTGAAATGCCTTTTTTCAATAAATATGTATAACTAAATTTTTTTGAAGAAGTATCTTTATCATCTTTAATGGTTTCCATATGATAATTATCAAAATGTTTATTTTTTTCTAAATTTGTACACAAATCAAAAAAGTGGGTTGTTAATAAACAATCTACTCCTTTATATTTGGCCAAATAATTCATAAACGCTGATGCGCTTGCGACAGCTTCGTCTGGGTTTGTACCTGAATATAATTCATCAAAAACACAAAAATGTTTTTCAGATGGGTCTGTGTGTATAACATCTATAATTTCCTTGCATCTTCGAGCTTCTGCTTGAAATAAACTATCTCTTCCTGAAGTGTCGGGAATATTCAAATAGCAGTGAATGTGTTTGTATGGTGTTAATGTTGCAGACGAGTAAAAACCGCACCCCATTTGTTGTGTAATAATTATATTAATGAGAGAAGACTTTAGGATGGTTGTTTTTCCAGAAGCATTTGGACCAGTAACAACTATATTTTTGTTTATATTAATAGAATTGTAAACAGGATTATTTCCTATTAATGCTGGGTAATAAGAATTTGTTATTTTATTGCTTTTTTCTCTTTTTGCGGCATTTTTTTTATTTTTCGTGCATTTCTTAGCAAACTTGTGAAATTTTGCAAATTGAATATTTTTCTTTTGAACATTATCTATGATACCTTCCAATGCATCAATGTAACCATTGAAACCAAATGAATATAGAAAAGCGTCATTATATTCTTTATTATCATATAATTCGTAAAAACATTTTAAAATGTGACCAAATTGCATAACCTTTTTAATAGATAAATTATATGGGTCAATTTTTTCCAATTGTTCTTTAAATTGTTTTAAAATTATTATATTTTCTTTTAAAGTTTGATTGAAGTGAGAGAATGTGGTGAGATGGGAAGAATGTGAAATGAAATTGTTAACACTTTTTTCAGTATACTTTATATAATTTTTTATGTCATTTAAATCAGAATGTATTTTTTTCATATTAGAGTTGAATCTAATGCAAGTAAGAATATTTTGATAAATAGAAAAAACATAAAAAAATGCACTAACAAGAAGGTACATCTTTTCATCTAATTTTACCGAATTGAACTTTGTGAAAAGTTTTCCAATTGCGTGATTAGATGCAACAACTTTAAGTACTTCAATATATTCAGACAATGATAAATTTATACCTTTTATTTGAATTACAAAAAAGGGAATTATCAGAATAACAAGAGGAATAAAAAATGATATAACTGGTGATGATAAACTATAAATGCTAAGCAATTGAAGAAAGTAATCATTATGGTTTAAAAACTCCCAATATGGCCAATCTATATATTGATATTTTTCTTTAAATCCATTATCATTCTTAATTTCATCCCATAATTCCATAATGTGGTCAAAATCTGGTCTAAAAATTTCTTTTTCTTCTTTTGAGAAACTATAATTCTTTAAAAGTTGCTGACTTTCGTTCAAATGCTTAATATCTGTTGTATAATGAACGGGAAATTGTTCTACAACCTTCTTACCAAAGTTAGTTTTAGGTTGAAAAGCGTATTCGTACATAGAAGTTCCTGAAGCGTCGACAGTTTCTAGTAATTCTAAATCAGCAATAATATTTTCATTCAACTTTATTTTTTCATTGTTATACGAAATAGGAAGTTTGAAATGATTGTTTATTTTTTCTATATTCGATATTGACATTTATAGAAAAAATAGAATAATTAATATTTTGTTTTACGCAGTTATCTCTCCAACTTATCGAGTGTAGAAGGCATTTCTTGAATTTGACAAGAATAGTGCGCCTCAATTTCCTTCATCTTTGAAATATCTCGTCTAGTAATCAAATTAATTCCTACGCCCTTTCGACCCCAACGCCCAGACCTTCCAATTCTATGCAAGTAAGTATGAACGCACTTGGCTATATCAAAATTAATTACAACACTCACTTGTTGTATATCAATTCCTCGTGCTGTCACATTGGAAGAAATCAGAACGCGGTACTTTCCCGTTCTAAATTCAGCAAACGCATTGTCACGGTCAGCCTTCTCCATTCCACTATGAATTCGACAAACTGGAAATCCATCTTCTATCATCGCGTCATATAAATCTGATACGCGTTTTACACTATTGCAATAAATAATACATTGCGACAACGAAATAACAGCGTACAAATCTTTTAGTGTAGCATATTTTTGCTTATCATCTTCCACAGCTACATAATACTGTGAAATTCCCTCCAATGTCAGTTGTTCCGCCTTCACGGAAACGCGTACTGGGTCGCGCATTAATTTTTTGGTAATTGAGTAAATATATGACGGCAAAGTCGCACTAAACAATGCAACCTGAATGTCCTTGTTGAAATTCTGGAAAATATTATACACTTGCTCTTTAAATCCAGTTGAAAACATTTCATCCGCCTCGTCTAGGATAACAAGTTTTATCTTCTTTGCAGAAAAAGTGTTTCTGCGAATCATATCATATACTCGACCAGGACAACCAACAATAACATGTGGAGAATTCTTCTTCAAATTATCTACATCTTCGTCAATTGAACAACCACCAATCAATATTTGCACTCGCAAATTTTCCATCATATTTCCAAGACCTCTAAACACATTTGCTGTTTGTATGCTTAATTCTCTAGTTGGCGAAAGAACAAGAACCTGTGGATATTTTTCCTCAAGGTTTACATTGGATAATGCACCAATTGTAAAGGTAGCGGTTTTTCCCGTACCAGATTGTGCTTGTCCAATAATATCCTTCTTCTTCATCATAGGTTTAATCGCCTTCTTTTGAATTGGACTCGGATTTTCAAATCCGTAAGCAAAAATACCTCGTAACAAATCTGTAGGTATTTCCAATTCATCCCAAGAATTAAATTCATACGAAGAGTCATATTCGTCCCCCTCTTCATTTATATTACTAGTAGCGTTTTCGTTTTCGTTTTCAACTGACATAATATTATTAATAATGATTTAATGTTTAAGTGGATTTATAGTAATATATATTACACTTAAATCGCCTAAGCGGCAACGATTTTTGTTACAAGATAATTTATATAATAAAAAAATTGATTTAAATGGCTCTGTGTATTTAAAGTTATAAACCAATGCAGACGATGAGATATACTCTAAACGATTTTACAGATATCACATTCAATGGTTTTGACATTAAATTGCCAGATGAAACGATGAGTATAATAACAGAGTTGGCATTACAGGTTGGGTCTCCTACATATATAAGAACACCTATATTTGCAAAAAGAGAAAATACAATGAAAACAAGCGTGGGAGGAGGAGGAGGAAGCGGATTATTTGCTAGTGCTGGTGTTGGTGCTGATTTCAAGAAGAAAAGGCGTGGAAATCGTGCCGTAGAAGTATTAAATGATGATGACTGGGAAACTATAAGAACATTTCAAGCGACGGTAATAGAGCAGAAAGTAGGCATAGACGCTCAAATTGATTTGATTCGTTCGTCGTTGAATAAGATGACTGAAAAGAATTATGCTGAACATTCAGCGAAGATTGTTGAAATTTTGAATCAATTGATTGCAGAAAATGTTGTTGATACGGAAATGCAACGCGTTGGAAATTCTATATTTGAAATTGCGTCAAATAATAGATTCTTTTCAAAATTATACGCGGATTTGTATACATTGTTAATTGGTCAGTTTCAAGTGATGCGTGCCATTTTTGACACAAGTTTTGACGCATTTCTTGACATTTTTAAGAACATTGAGAGTGGAAATCCAGATGAAAACTATGAGAATTATTGCAAGGTTGTAAAAGATAATGAGCGAAGAAAGTCATTGAGTGCATTCTTTGTAAACTTGACGCTTAATGGTGTAATTAAGAAAGAGAAGTTGATAGAATTGACTTTTAATTTGTTAAATCAAGTATTGTCGTTTATGAAACAAGAAAATAAGAAGAGTGAAGTAGATGAGATTATAGAAAACATTGCAATTTTATATAACAAGGAATGGTTTGAATGTTCCGATGAAAGAATTGATGGTGAAACTTTTATTAAAGTTATCGAAAAGTTGGCTCGTAGTAAGGCAAAGGATTACCCTAGTTTGTCGAACAAATCAATATTCAAGTGTATGGATATGATAGAAATGTAAACGGATTGTAGTTTAGTTGTAAATTTAGATAAATATTTTTTTTTATATGAACATATATTATAATGAAGTTTTCAGTGAAAGATTTGTGCACTCCCGCAAGCATATATTTTTGGTTATCCGTAATAGGTTTGATTGTAGCTTTGATAACAAAGTTTCAAATTGTTGCGTTCATAATTAACTTGTTTTTTGTTATTTTATGGTCGTGGTTCTTGAATTACTTATGCTCTAAGGGTCTTTCTGGGGTATCGTGGTTTTTAGTATTATTGCCTCTTATTATTTTTGCGGGTGTTATTGTGAAGAGTATGGATACAATTTCTATTTCTCGTTAATAAATAGTCCGCAATAAATAAAAGAAAAATACATATTTAAAAGTAATAGTAAATAATAAGTAATGGTTGACAATATTACTTATTATTTTAATGATAATGAAGAAAATGATAGCAATCCAGATTTAACTGCATTGTTAAGTGAATTTGAAGAGATGAATGCCACTAATGTCGACAACTATTGTGACAAGGATCTTGAAGTATCTGAAATGAAGAATTATGAAATGAATTATACGATAAAACAATTGTTATTGATTTGTGACTATTATGGGTTGACGAAGCAAGCTAAAATAAGTGAATATTATGGTGCAAAAGCGCGAACTATGAAAAAGAATGAAATAATAGCATTAATAATGATGTTTGAAAATAATATGGAGAACATAGATATAGTAATGAAACGAAAGGAAATGTGGTATTATATGGATCTATTAAAGGCTGACAAGGTGATGAAGAAATATGTGTTGTGGTAAAAATAATATATTTTCAAAATAATTTTGGAAATATAAAGATATTAAAAATATTACTATAAAATATAGAATAATGGTATTATCAAGATTGGATAGAAGTGTAAGTTATCCTGAATTAAAAAGAGTTGATGCAGATGATTTAAAAAAAGAGGCCAACTTATATCAAATAGAATTTGAAACACCAAAGATAAGTAAAATAGATATTATTGTAGCAATTGGTAATGCAAAAAATACATTTGAAGATAAAAATGTGACTTATTTCCCTATTTATTTAGTAAAAACAAATAAAAAAGTAGTGCAAATAGGTTTATATGAGGTAGAGTCTACAAATGTTGGTGAATACACTGATGAAAAGAACAATTTGGAAGTGGAAAAAATGGGGGAACCATTGATATATACATTTGTAACTCGCGATATGTTAAAAAACTTAAGGTTGATTCCCGAAGCATTCATTTCTGAAATGGAGGATGATGACGAAGAAGAAGAAGGGGAGATTATACCGAGTAAAGAAGAAAATATGTTTTTGAAATCAGAGGAAGATGTTATTCCTGATATAAGAAGAGAGTTATTTGTATTGACAAAAGGAGTTCCTATTCCGGCATTATTGAGAGAAGAAACAAAAAAGGATGTCAAAACATATAAAGACAGATTTAAAGAGACCGGAAAAAGCAATTGGGTAGAATCATTTATGGAAAATGACAATTATTACATCTTAGACAACGAAGGTGGTGGCGATTGTTTATTTGCAACTGTAAGAGACGCATTTTCACAGATAGCTCAACAGACATCAGTAGTTAAATTAAGAAATCGATTATCGGAAGAAGCTACAGAAGAAATATTTCAAAACTATAAAAAGCAATATGAAGAAGCTATGCAATCTGTTGTAAAAGATACGCAAAAAATTGCAGAGTTAGAGGTGGCTCATCAAGATTTCAAGAATAAATATAATGCAACTTTGGATAGAGAAGAGAAGAAAAAATTGACGGAGGCAGGGAAAAAGATAAAAGAGCAGAGAGATAGAATAATAAAAGAGAAGACAATCTCTCAGCAATATGCGAATGAATACAAATTTATGAAAAAGGTGCAAGATTTGAACGCATTTAAAAAGAAGATACGAACTTGTGAGTTTTGGGGTGAAACCTGGTCATTATCCACCCTAGAAAGAGTATTGAACATAAAATTTATAGTTTTGTCGCACGAAGCATTCAAGGCAGGTGATAGAAACAATGTTTTAAATTGTGGTCAATTGAATGACAAGATATTGGAAACAGCTGGTGTATTTAATCCTGAATATTATATTATAGTTGACCACAATGGTTATCATTACAAGTTAATTGGTTATAAGAAAAAACAGATATTCAAATTTGGAGAGATACCTTATGATTTGAAGGTGAAAATTGTTGATAAATGTATGGAAAATAATGCTGGTATTTTTGGTTTGATTCCGGATTTTCAGAAGTTCAAAGAAGAGTTAAAAGGGCCATCTCGAGAGAAGCCAAGGTTTGAAGAATTATCTGAAGCAAAAATAAAGGGTTTGTATGATGACGATGTAATATTTTCTTTCTATGAAGGTTCATCGAATAAAAAGTTGCCGGGTAAAGGTGCAGGAGAGAAAATTCCATCGGAGATGATTCGTGAATTTGCAGAATTGGCTGCAGTTCCTGATTGGCGAAGAAAGTTGGATAATTCGTGGAAACAAGAATTTACATTAAATGGTAATAGATGGGAAACAGTTGAACATTATTACCAGGCATCAAAATTCAAAGAGCATAATAGGGAGTTTTATCTTTCGTTTACAAAAGAGTCAGGAACTCCGTTATCAATGAATGCGGATATGGCAATTGATGCTGGAAGTAAAAAGGGAATAAATAAACAAACAAAGGAACTAATGAGACCATCTGAGGTCGCTATAGATCCTGAATTTGATGACAAGGTGGGAGAGAAAGCATTGAAGGATGCATTATACGCAAAATTTTCTCAAAATGAGGATTTGCGTCAAATGCTTGTATCGACAAATAATGCAAAGTTGGTGCATTGCAAGAAATGCAAAGAAGGAAAATTAGCTGAACAGCTTATTATAGTTAGAAATGCTTTAAAGAAGTAATTATAGAATAATGTTATCTTTATCAATAATAACTTTATTTGCAACATTGCGAATAATTTTATTGATTCCAATGTCATCATCGGGTGTAATGGCGGTGGTAACTTGATTGGCTATTTTCATATATAAATCATTTTTTTTATTTGTGCTATCTAGAGCTTCGGGGTGGTTATCAGTCCAAATAGGGATGTATTTTATATTTTTATGAGCTATCATAGCGATAGCATTTCTAACTTTGTGTTTATTTTCGTCTTTATCCCATGTATCATTGTCTTTGATGTAGAGCGTTTCGCGTTTGATATCATTACAATGCATAGGTCGCACGGTTTCGTCGAGGTCTTTAAGTCCTTTTATAAATATATTAGAAATGCCTTGAATGTATCCGAGTTTCCCGATATTTTCAAAATCGTCATCTTCGATTTGAATGGTGTCTAGGAAATCGCTCATATTCATAGCATTCTTGCACTTATCATTCAAGAATACTTGTAAATTGAATTGTTTATTATTGCAATTATTATTAAAATTGCCTATGGTAGGTTTGTTAGCTAATTGCAGCATTTTATTATTTTGTTCCATCATTTTATTGCTCTGGTCAATAATAAGTTCTTTAAATTCCTTGTTTTCTTTTAATAAGTACATAATTAGTTCTTTGTCCGACATCTGCTCCACCATCTCATTTATTTCGCTTTGATTTTTTTTATTACTGCATGTCTTTTTATGTTTCCATAAACTTGAATAATGTTTATAAGATTTTCCGCACTGACAAGCTAAGGGGTCGTTGTCCTTTTTGTCCCCATTTATTATGCAACAATTGTTGCCAGATATAGTCTTCAAATGTTTTGCTGTCATTATATGTTTATTAAAATCTTTTTTGTTATCTGTTTGCAACTTACACAATTCGCAAATATATTGTTTATTTTTTTTCCCCAAAAAGTATGCCATTTGTAGTATAATTAGACTATATAAAAATCCCTAAATTCTTTTTCCGACAAAAGTCAAAAAAAAATATGCTCACACTTTTTTTATTTGAAAAATGAAAAACAGAGCAAAAAGCTCACAAGTGAATTTTGCAAGCTTTTTTGTTGAAAAGTAAATCCCCTTTTGAAAATTGGACAAAAAAAATGTCCAAAATCGAAAACCCCAAATACTTTTCAGCAAAAAGTCTTACATACACTGAGAATTTCATTTTTATACGACTACTTTTTAAAAATGTTATGTAATATGCTTTTTTAACTGAATTAGTTCCGAACATTCCACACCATAAGAGTTGCTATTTATATATATTATTTTTTAAAGGGCTTAAAGCCGACGCATCGATTTGTATGACAAGTTTTTATCTTATGATATATGGTAACATATCATAAAATATAATTATGCAAATTTGTCTTGGTCATTTAATTATAGCAATTAGAACCAAGATAATTCATTTTGGCAGTGCGACCATCCGGACAGCAACCGTATCTGGTTCCAGCGCACCCACCCACCATAGGCTGAGGCACTGGTTGTGGAGTGGGTTGCGGTGTAGGTTGAGGAACAGGGTAAGGCACTGGGATGGGAACGGGTTGAGGCTGAGGCTGAGGATTGGGATTGGTTTGTACTACTACTACATGACCTATAAAAGTGAAAAATAATAGCACAAGAAGAACTGCAATAATAATGTCGGACACTTCCATTCTATAAATTATAAAAATAAAATAAATATTTTTGTTGCTGTAAACAAATTAAATATAAAATAGTTGAATAATATAGGAATGAAGTTGACAAAAACAAGCCAAGCATTAATGTCATTTTTTATTGAAAATAAATGTATTAATCATTCACATCCAACTAAAAAAACTAACTTAATTTTAAAGCAATTATACAATGAATTAAAAATGGCAAACGCGTTTGTTCAAAAGAAAAAGCGCGAAGATGGCCCATCCTTTTATAAACTAAATGTAACAAAAATGCAATCCGCTAGTCAAATCCCTAAACCACAACAATTTAATTCTGATAGTTTTCCTAGTGAGATTCGAACTCAGATAGACACTTTTATTTCACACGATTTATCATATACTTTTTCTCTCTACGATAGAGAAATAACAATTCATTTTTTGGTAGAAGATAAGAACCCCGAACTTTCTTTGGCTCTCTATAACGAGTATGTTGATAAGATATTAGCGTGGCTCTATATAATAAATGAATATGGAACAAAACGATGCGCAAAAAAGTTGACATTGTATATTTATATGACTTCAATGAAGAAAGAACTACCTTCAACTAATATAAGTATTTTAGACCAAAGCAATGTGAATACCGCGTTCACATTCACTTGCCCGGTGGTAAGCGAAATTGTTGTGTTTAGAAAGGAGGAATGGTTGAAAGTTCTAATGCACGAGACATTTCATAATTTTGCTCTAGATTTTTCGGATATGAATATGAGTTCTTGCACAGAGAGAATATTGTCTATTTTCAAAGTTGAGTCGGAAGTGAATTTATTCGAGGCATATACAGAATTTTGGGCCGAAATAATGAATTCTGTGTTTTGTAGCTTCTATTTGTTACAAGATAAGGATAATGAGGAAGAATTTCTCTCCAATTGCGAATTTTTTATTAATTTTGAAAGAACCTATGGATTTTTCCAGATGGTAAAGACATTAAATTTTATGGGTCTAAGTTACAAAGATTTGTATTCCAAGTCAGAAGAATCAAGATTGTTGAGAGAAACAATGTATAAAGAAAAAAGTAATGTGTTGGCTTATTATGTAATTACACTTGTTTTGATGAACAACTATCAAGGATTTTTGTCTTGGTGCGATACACATAACCTTTCTCTCCTTCAATTCAAGAAGACAAATGCAAACTTGGATGAATTTTGCAAGTTCGTTGAAAAGAACTATAAAACAAAGTCTATGATTCAAGGAGTGGAATGTATGGAGAAGTTTTTGACTGTTTTCAAGAAATCGAAGACTAAGAAAGCAAGAGAAAATGCAGAGCTACTTTTGAAGAATATGCGAATGTCTATATGTGAACTGGGTTAGGGCTTAAACATTACACCACATATACTGTAGTGCCGGAAATGTCCGAGCTAGGTGGGTTGGTCTTATTAACAGTAGTTGCCTCTTTAATTATTTGTATAGTTATAGGAATAATTTGTTGTATTATTATTATATGTAAACCTTGGAGACCAGAACCCCTGGCCAATGGCGAAAATCAATTCTAAATAAAAAATGAAATAAAAAATGGGTATGTTTTTATTTCATAACTTGTGAACTTTTTATATTAGCGTCTGGTCTTTTTGTGATGTTTTTTGGAATGCTTATGACGCCTTTTTGTTTTTCTCCTTTTTCCAAGTTTTATGCCAAAACCAAGGTCAGAAGGGCGTTCTTTTTCTGCTGACCAAGATTCAAATGGATTAAAACCTTGATTTTGTACCCTACCGTCTCTTATAATAATTTTAGATGGTAAAGGTTTTGTATCACTAAATGGAATAGCGTAATCATCAATATCGGACATAAAAGTTGATAATATGTTGGGTATATGGTGTTTTTTTTTGGCTAAAGGTGGTGAAACTTTAAACTGAATTGGTAGTTCTTTTGGCGGAAAAGGTCTATTATCGTGAACCATCCCTTCAATGTCGTATGAGTCAACAACAACGGGTTGATAGGGGAAGCTTTTTTTGCGATGTAGATTCTTTTTGCTTTGTTTTTGAGGAAACGGTACTATCTCTTCAATTACGGATTTGAGTGAATCGGAATCTGAAAGAGGTAAAGGTGGAGGTGGAGGAATAGAGGACGAAGAGTGAAAACTAGGTTTTATATCTATTACATAAGCGTCTTTTGTGGGTCTTAAACCCTCTTCCATTCTAGCTATAGCTAGGTCAGAACTTGTATTACCGCCCTTTTTATGAAGTCTTTTAGTTTTTGTTTTTTTTGTGTTTTGTCTTTTTGAACGCATATATATTTTCTAAATATTATTTTTGATTTTGATGCCATTTACAAAAGTCGCACCCAGAAAAAGGTTCTCTCGAACATTTTTTTCCTGTTTTGGTTAAACCTTCACAAACATAACGATAAGTTCCATTGCCTTTGGATTTCTTGTTCGCTTTCCACGCCGAGCTAGCTTCATCGAAATCTATGTTTACCTCATATTCTACTATGTGCAACTGAATTTGTTTTTGCGATTGACTTCTTGTTTGCATATTATAAGTGTTGTAAGCTACTTTTAAATACTTAACAGTTCAATTTTAATTTAGAGTCAAAACAAAATGTTTAATTGTTACCAAAAAAAATTGAATAGAGTAAATCGCCAAAAATGGCCGTAACACACCAAACCAAACAACCTTTGACAATGGGAATCAAGAATTTAAACAGCTTTCTCAGGGACAATTGTCCCGAGTCAATTAAATGCACTTCTCTAGCGGATTTGGCAGGGAAGAAAGTGGCAGTCGACATCAGTATATATGTTTATAAGTATGCAGGTGACGATTCTTTAGTAGAGAACATCTATCTAATGCTTGCAACATTTAGGTATTATAATATTATACCAATTTTCATTTTCGATGGAAAACCACCCGCCGAAAAAAAAGAACTACTTCAAAAACGCCGTGCAGACAAAAAGGAGGCAGAAAATGAATATAAACAACTGAAAAATATTTTAGATTCTGTAGATGAAACTGATGAAGAAAGGAAGGAGGAAATTGTAACAAGTATGGACGCATTAAAGAAGAAGTTTGTCTATGTGAATCGTGACCAATTAGAAAAAGTGAAGGAAATGATTCGCGCTTATGGACTGACATATTACGACGCTCCAGGAGAAGCAGATGAGTTGTGTGCAATGTTAGTTTCCAAAAAGAAGGTCTGGGCCTGTTTGAGTGAAGATATGGATATGTTTGTTTATGGCTGCAGACGAGTACTAAGATATTTGAGTCTTTTGAATCATAATGTAGTATTGTATGATACAAAAAATATTTTACAAGAGTTGGGTATAACTCTAAAAGAATTTCGAGAAATATGTGTATTATCTGGCACTGATTATAATGTCGTAAATGAACAAGACCACAACTTAATGAAAACACTAAAACTGTTCAAGAAATACCACAAAACAAAAAAGAATCAAGAATTCTATGATTGGTTATTGGAAAACACCGACTATATTCAAGACAGAGACGAGCTTGATAACATATACAAGATGTTTGATTTATCGATGAACCAGCATTCAGACAATTTGAAAGCATTTGACAAAATTAAAATTGTAAATACACAAATTAGAAGAGAGGCAATACGCCCTATATTGGAGGAAGATGGTTTTATATTTGCTTAGTTTAGTATTTAAAGTTAAATTATTTTATTTTTTTATAATTCAAAATAATAAAATGAGTTCCAACAAAAGACTGGATTTGAAGAATAATAAATATTCGATGGATGTGCTGAAAGAAAATATATATGCAACCGGATTATTTGAAATCTTGCAGACTCAAACTATAACCGAAGAATTTGCCGTTAATTATATATTGAACGAACGATTTCAATTATCCGACGATGAAGAAAATATAACAATTGATTGTGTTATTAAACTGCAACCACATTTGAACAAGGAAAAATTATTGAGATTGTATGTTCTTGGACCCATTGAAGACGATTTTCCCAATTTTGAGAAATATGCCGAACCGCAATAAGTATTCAAAATTGCATCAGTGAAAATATATAAATTTTTATCTAACTTCTTAATGAAATTTATATATTTTTGTTTTTATATTATTGCATTTGTACGCTTAAGCGGAAGCGACAACGGCATCCTCGGCCTTGACGGTCTTCGAGAAGTGATGACTCATATACTTCTGGAGGTTGAAGTAAGTAAGCTCGTCGGTCTTCTTGAGCTTGAGGAGAGCGGCAAGCTTGGCATCAGGGTTAATCTTGCGACCATTCGACTCGTCTTGGAGCTTGTTGGTGCGAATGTAGGCATTAATCTCCTTGGTAACGGTGGTGCGAGCCAACTCGGCACCCTTGTCCTTTCCAAGGAAAGCAGCAAGCTCGTCGGAAATCTTGGTGGGCTTCACAAAGCCAGAGGGGGCACGGTTGCCAGCCTTGCGCTTGCGCTTGGAGGACTGCTTCTGGGCAGTCTTAAGCTCGCGAGTCCACTTCTTCTCAAGAGAGCGGTACTCAGTCTTAAGAGCGGAGATGAGAGCGCCTAGCTGGGTAAGCTTGCCCAAAAACTCGGTGGATTGCTCAACAAGGGAGGCATCACCCTCAACGGGGACATCCTCAGAGGAAACAGGGGCAGCCTCAACGGGGGCAGCGGCAACAGGAGCAGCCTTGGCCTTAGGGGCCTTGGGCTCCTTGGCAACCTTGGTCTCCTTAGGAGCCTTGGCGGCCTTTACAGTGGTCTCAGCCACAACATTAACAGCGGGAGCGGATTCAGCAGCGTCGGAAGTCTTCTTGGTTCTTGCCATTTATATTCTATCTAAACACTATCTTTTTAAGTGATTTAACGCATTATATATATATTTGTGATTGAGAAGCTCACAAATATATTCATTAAACATACGAAACGGATTGAAAAAGCCAAGGAAGCGATGTAGCGGCATTTTCATTAACTAATGTTAAAGCTCCAAGAACATAGTATGCTCCTAAAGACTTACTATCTTTGTCTACTCCGCTATTAACGAATTTTTCTAATAAAGGATAAATTAATTTTCGAATATTATCTATATTCGACTCGTTTAAAATTTGAGTCACATTAATATTTCTAAATGGATCTCCATTGGGTGGACAAATCTTTCTTTTAGTTTCCGGCGATAATTGAGCTCTGTAATCCCATATATCATGCAATTCTCTTACAAATTTTGTTATTTGTTGGCGATTAAGGGAGAGAAACCAAGCAGGGTCACTGTAATTTCCTAAACTATCAATAGCCTGAAAAATATCCAGTATCTTCAACTCTATGCTTTTTTGATTACTTATTTCGTTATTTACATCTTGTATATCAATTTCCATCTGTATTTTCAATATTTTGCTTAATCTAATTAAGTGGCGAATATTTTGAATAACTTCTTTCGGTAATTCATTCCTGTTGTATGGATTCTTCACATTTTTTCCTGATTTTGCTATCAAATTATAGAGAGAAATAATGTCAAAACCATAAACAAACCCGTCTACATCCTTGTAACTAAAAAATTGAGAGAAAGACAAATCTTTCATTTCTTCAATAGTCAAAAAATCCGTTGTATTTGTGCACAATGTTCTCTTCATAAAAGCTGGACCATGATATTTATTATAGTTTCGCTGCAATTTTCCTCTAAACATTTTTTGGATATTGACTACACTCGACGAAAGTTTTAAAAATACATACAAACGATTAATTAATTGCGTCTTGTTTCCAGATATTTTAAGCTTATAATGCTTTGCAAATAACTTTAATTGTTGAACATTATAATTTTTGTGTATTATAAAATCGCATTCGCGAAACTTTGGAATACTTATATTATCGTCTGAAACCTTTTCCATTTTTTTTGATGGTTTTATCATTTTTTCGCATTTTTTTTCAATAAACTCAATATATTCCTCTAATGTACTCTTTTTTTTAAGACTTAATTTATCATTGCAATTACTTATAAAGACATCGTAATCATCGTTTTTCTCGTCAATTTTCATCGATATACAGTATATATAGAAATCTTTTTGTACCTTTTTATGCAATTAATATATTAAATGTTATTACTGCATTGTGCATCTTAAAGAGCGTGAAGTATTTCATTTGATTTTTCATTTCTAAAAAAAATTGATTTAAAGATAAGCCCAATATATAATTCATACTAGCAAGAATGGCAGACACGATCGTTGACGCAACCCTGTTTAATGCAAGAGAGATTCGTTATTCCGCTCCCAAGGCAAATGCCTCCGGCGGAAAGAGTATTAATATTTTGAATAAGTCGACCAATAGTGGCATTCGACTTTCAACACCACTTATGCTCACATGGGGTGCAAATGACTTTGTAGACCAGGCATCTGGAAAGGGTAATGGCAAGTTTGAGATGTCGTTGCAGTTTCCCAGCGAAGAGTACAAGACTGATGATACTACCGCTTTCCTTGAGAATATGAAGACTTTTGAGGCAAAGATTAAGGAGGACGCGCTTGCCAACTCGAAGGATTGGTTTGGTAAGGTCCACAAGAATGCTGAGGTTGTTGATGCACTTTACACTCCGATGCTCAAGTACTCGAAGGACAAGGCTACTGGCGAGCCTGATTTGACCAAAGCTCCAACTCTTCGCGTGAAGATTCCTATGTGGGAGGGCTCTTGGAAGTGTGAGGTGTACGACGAGGATGGCGAGAAGTTGTTTCCTAATCCTTCCAATCCGATTCTTACTCCAGTTGAGCTTGTCCAAAAGGGAACTCAAGTTGCTTCACTGATTCAGTGTGGTGGTCTTTGGTTTGCAAATGGCAAGTTCGGTGTAACTTGGAAGCTGATTCAAGTAGTTGTTCAGAAGCCTCGTGCTTCTCTGAGCGGCCAGTGTTTTATCAAGCTGAAGAGTGCTGACAAGGAGAAGCTGAAGACGGCGCCTGCTCCTACTGGCGATGTTGTCGATGACGATGACGCGGTTCACACTGCCGATGTCGAGGATTCGGATGAGGAGGATGATGAGCCAGTTTCAGCGCCGGTTGTGCCTCCTCCTGCTCCCGTAGTTGTTGCACCTCCTGCAGCCGTTGCTGAGGAACCAAAGAAGAAGAAGGTGGTGAAGAAGAAGGTTCTCGCAGAGGCTTAAGATAAATATTGCAAATTATGAAAAAGAATATATAGTTTAAAACATTATAAAAATTTTTTAATTTATGTAAATCATATAAATTAAAAAATTACTGTGAACTCTGTGTTAAAAATTGGTCTAAAATATCATACACTTCGTCAACAGGTCTAACTAGACCTGACCTTGTTGTTGATAATATTTCAACGCCTTTTTCATCTTCAATAGTATGTGTAATTGGTCTGCAAGCAGGGTCGTATAAAGTAAACATATCAATTTTCAGCAAAAAACCCAGCAAACATATTTCGCTCAGGTACAATTCTTCTTTTTCAATCGAATATAAAATTCCTGCTATAGCTCTTCTTATTGCTTTATTTTTTTTACTTTCTGGGTCAATGCCTATTACTGGAAATTTTATTTTCACTTTATCAAAAAACTTATCGCTAAAATCTGTAGTTTTTAAATTATTTTTATCTAATGCTTCTGGATTTTTTTCATTTTTCAAGGTAGCTTTCCATTCGTTGAAATCAACTACATCAGGGACTTCTTCGACTTGTTGTCCATTTGTTTCTCTCCAATCAAAAATATGTAAACCTTCGTGAACTCTATATTCTGGTTCTTCGCCCTCATTGGGTTTTAGTTGATAATATCTGTCAAAACTTGACTTGCTTATTCTTTTTAAAACCCATATTTTAGGTTTATAAATATCAGGTTTATTTAAATTTTTTTTTGTGTCTGCAACTAATTTTAAATAATGTTTTTTCCACAATTCATCTCGGTTTCTTTGGTCTTTTGGTTTTTCATCCCATATATCAATAAAATTTGCTCGTAAAATGTGTCTTATAACTCGATTAAATTCAATCAAATCACAATCGGTTGGCTCTATACGATTATTGTATAATAAACTGTATGCATTTGCGACAATAAAAATATCTACTTCTGAACTAGAATACTCTGCAAGACATACATCCTGCTCCCCACATATTCCAATAGGCGCAACCCAACAACTTTGTTTTTCAGCCATAGACATAGGAGCAGATGGACCAGGTTCTCCCATAGCAATTTGTAAATATACACTCTTTTCGATATATTTTTCAAAAGCTTTTCTGAAAGCTGATTCAGTTTTATAAAATTCCGGAACTAAAATGTCTAGATAACTACTTTTTTTTACTCTTTTCTCTCCAATTTGTTTTCCAGACTCAAAATATTTATATGAACCATTTTCGCCGTTATCATAATTTAATTCAGGAAATTTAAATTCTAATGTTAAAACCGCGTCAATAATCGTATGTCTAGTTGCAACATCTAGATCGTTTCCGTGACCACTAACAAATGTTACCATCGAAGAAGAAGTCTGTTGTTGTTGTTGTCTGGTACAGTTAGGATTATTAATAGATTTATCTTTTAATAGCATTAAAATACTATTTATTTCTGCATCTTTCAATACTATATTTTTAAACTGTCCATAATCCAACTGATTTATAATTGCTAGTGGTATTTCTTTTGAAGAGTCACACATTTCTGCTCGTCTTATAGCTTCATCTCCTAAGTCTTCCATTAATCTATGTCTATAAAATTATTCGCAAAAAAGTAACCTAACTACTATATCCCCCCTTTCTTCTATATTGTATATATCGTTTTCAAAAACTTTTGAAATACCTTGCTTCCTCAAGACAAGAGTCTGAAACCTCTGCATTTTCAAGTCTTCTAAAGGTATAGTAACCCCTTTTTCTCCCAAAAAGAAGAGAATGGATTTCTGTTCAAGGAGAGAAAAAGTAAATGAAACTCGCAACAAAATATGAATGTTGTTGTTTTCATCTATGGTTATGTTTTCGGGTAAATCAGGAATGCATTTAACAATTATATTGTCTTTTCCATTTTCTACTCGTTTGTCGTCAAAATACAACTCGTTGTGCCACAATGGAACAAAATATCTCTCCCCATCTAATTCCAACTTATAAACATTGTTCGAAAATAAGTCGTTGATACTAGGATTCAACACATATATCTGAACATCTTTATACTTTTCTGCTATAATATTGCGCACCTTGTCCAAAATATCATCACTGATATACAATATATTTTTATACTTAAAGAGAAAATTGTATACCCCGAGGGTATTCTCTTTATCAAGGTCTTCAAACATCTTCAGTGTAATTTCCTTGCAACCATTCACTATATCTTTTATAAATGAAGAGAGAAACTCGTTTCCCGAGGGATATCCCTTCAATAAGCTATCCAAAAATAGATTCAAAATATTTATATAACCTGTATTGGTATCGTTTTTTTCTTCACTGTTGTCTAAATCTATATCATTATTTAAATTACTAATTTCTCTCGACAAATAGTTATAGGCTTCATTAATCTGTTGAAATTTTTCCTTGGATTCAACTGAGTTACCTCTTTTATCTGGATGATTCTGCAATGCCAACTTATGATAACGCTTCTTTAAGTATTCTAATGTTATATTATTTATCCTTTGAGAACTTGTGTCAATTTCTAATGTTTCACAAGCAATTTTAAAATCCATTATAAGTATTTGTTTATTTTGTTTAAGCTTAAAAATAAACAAATATAATATTTATCTTTTTATGTGTGAATACAAGCAAACTCCAGTATTAGGTATGTGCGCCTTACCACAACGACAAGTTAATGGTAACTTTTCTAAATCTTCATAATAATATCTTATAAAATTTTGCACGCCACCCACATTGTCTATATTCAAATGATTTGCAAATTGTTCTCTTTTGAAAATAGGGTCTCTTGTAATTATCCCAAAATCTAAAACGCATATTTTTATATCATCTAAAATAATAATATTGTTTGTATATTCCACACCATTTAACACAACTTTTTCTTTGGTAACAGTGTAATTGTTGTTTACTATATAGTTCATCAAAGTTACTTGATCACTATACGAATTGTAAGTTCGACAAACCATATTTGTTAACAACTTAGTTAAAAAGGAAAAACTCCTAGGTTTTGCTATATAAAAACAACTACACACCCCAAATCCCAGCTTTTCACTACATTCTGGCGGATAAGCCTTGTTACCATCATTTTCTGTAGCAATTATAAAATCGTAATCCAAATCAATTAATGGGCGAATATCCTTTTCAATTATTATATCCAAGTCACAATGTACTACAGGTGAATTCTTTGTCATCATTAAATCCAAATTATTGTTTAACCTTATAATATCCCACCAAGCATAGTCATTATAGTTTAATGAAAATGGAGACCTCAAGTCTTCATAGACAATGATACTGTTTTCTGTAGTTTTTTCTCTTAAGCGTTTTAACCAGTGTTCTTTTATTAAAGTATACTTATTGCCAAATATTATAGATGTCAAATAATACATATGCAGTAGTTTTATTTTTATATTTATATTTGTTTTGAGTGAATCTATATTTTATAATTGTGAATTAATGAAACAATAAAAAACAAGTAGTTTTCCAAATGGTATATTGGTCGATAGTTGTTGTTGTAATATTGAAAAAACGAGTATGTTTTAATTAACATTTGAGAGACATTTTCTCCTTTTATCTTATTTTGGTGAATTAATGTTGAAATGATATACCAAACACAATCAGTAATGTCTAAATTATAAATAAAAATGTCATAAAGTAAGTCGCGGAATTTGAGAAACTTTGTGTCTTCAATATTAACCATTGCATCCAATATCTTATCGCAAATTATTTTATATGGCATCATTAACTGTGTAATCGAAGAATGAAGGTTTTTTATATTTGTTATTTGTTCAACTTTAATACTCAATTTATTTTTTAAACATTTGTTATAAGCTGTTTTAGTAGGTCTTGGAATATTTACGACCTCACAACAATTTAATATGTTATCTGGAATAAAACTAAGTTCCTCAGTAATCAAAATATATTTCAAATCAATAGATAATGCATTGTTCTTTTGCATATAACTATAAAAATTATCTAATAACTCACTGTGAATTTCATTGAAATACTTGCATACAATTATTCCAGATTTTTCGTTTTTTGCCGAAATTATATCAACAATTTGCGAATAAATCTCGTGCCACAGCAATTTTGAATTACATCCAAGCAATGACATGTCAATTTCATAGTGAATGTCACTTATTTTAAAGAAGTATTGCTGTTTGTTATAAGTAACGCTGATTTTCTTTTCATATTTTAAATCTGTTGGGCTGTATTTTCTAATAGACTTTAACATTTGAGTATATTTTCCTACTCCATTTGGCCCATAGAAAATTAAGTTTTTTAATTCTTGTATTTTTTTTGGGAACTTATTAAAAATTTTTTCAAGCTTCGGATGTAGATTCTCCTTTGCATTTATATATTCTTCAAAATGTGTTTCGTGAAACTTCATTATATAGGTTTACTTAACATTCTTTATTCCATTTTATTACTTATTTATTATTTTTTTTCATACAACTTAAAAACATTACACAAATAAATATAGTGTTCAAACAGAATGAATATTGTAAAAAGAATAGAACAATATCAAGACGAAAGTGTATATTTTTGCGATCCAATAAAAAATAATGTTATGAATGAAGGAAACTTTATTAGAATATTATACTCAAATTCATTATTTGTGTTAAATGGTATCAACTTGTTAATACCACTATGCGATATTAATGTTGAAAAATATTACAATAAATACAAATGCATATTTAACCCTATTGTACACAAGGAGTTGATAGAAAATTTGCGTGTTATTGAAGAGGGATTATTGAGGAAGTATAACATTCGAAATAAAATTCCTCAATATAAAATTAACGACCAAATCAAGAATGGAAACATTAAATTATTTCTTGATAGCGCCGACAGATTGACAAATGGAAACTTTATGTTGAAGATATCTGGAATATGGGAAACAGAAAGTCATTATGGATTAACTTATAAGTTTTTGAAGGCTAACCATCCGTAGAAAAATACGACAAAATAATTCCAATAGTAACTATTGTTACTATATTAACTATTCCTATAAAATATAAAAGCATACTATAAACACGGTCCAACCTATTAGTTGTTTTGAAACTATCTTTTTGTGAACCCATATAAAATAAAAAAAGCTGCATCAAAATAAGGATAATTGATATATTTGTGAAGCTAACATATCCAGGAGCAACATTTCCCAGAGCGATTCTGTTTTTATAAGTTATAATTAAATACAAAGTATATCCAATAATACCTAATAAAACAAGAAATGGTCCAGCAGTATAAATTGCACTCATTATTGATGAGCGATTATTTTTTCCTAATATTGCACTTTTTTCTTCATTACTTGTAGAAATTCCGTATAATAAAAAACTTACGAGCAATAATATACCCCCTCCCATTAATGAATAACCGGCTATAGTTCCATTTAAACCATCCATAGATGCTGTACCAATTGTGGCAAATAATAAAATAACGCCGATTACAATTAATGATATGTAAAATGTTGGCATCATATTATTTATAATGGAGCCACCACTATTTCCTGGATATACTATTGATGTTGGCGCTACTATTGGTATTGTTTTTGCTTCTGTTGACATTATAATATATTAATTATAGAGAATAAATATATTATAAAGGTTTCACGCCTTTTAATTCATCTATTTGATTTTGCAAATCTTTAATTTTAACAATCAAAAGAGGTATAAGCTCTATATAGTTTACAACTTTATGTTCTTCAATTTTACCTTCATTTTCTAGAACTACATTTGTTACTAAATTAGGAAAGAAACCCTCTAATTCTTGAGCTATAATGCCAAAATGAATTTTTTTTTCATTATCCGCTTTATATGTATATTGTTTTGGTTCAATATTCAATAAATCGTTGGACAATGTTAAGTTTAGCTCTTTAATGTTTTCTTTTAACTTTAAATCTGACGGATTATTTATGGAACCACCAACAATTAAATCGTTTTTAATATAAACACTTGTAGTAGCATTTGCTGGAGTAAGAACAGATTGATTGTTTAATGTTGTATTTGTCCAAGTGGTGTTTGTCGATATTGGTGAAATTGGAAATGATTTAATATATGCAGTATAATTTGGCTGTTTGCCTGAAAAACTTATTGATGTCATTTAATATAAGAAAACAATAAAGTTTTGCAATTATAATTTATTATGTTTGAAATTATAAATATAAAAAAGTATACAATAATAATATATGAGCAGATTTACAACAAATACAAGTTACCCTCTAATACCAAATTCAAATGAGTATATGATTGAGCAACGAGTTGTTAGCATTCATTCTGAAGACAGAGATGTTACTAAATGGCCAAGTTCAAGTAATTTTGAGATAGAATTACCAGATGATTATTTGAATGTTTCAACTGTTAAATTAGGCAATTATACTTTTCCGGCAAATTATAATACATTTTCTTTGGGTCAAGCTAATATTGGAATGACATTTAGAATTGATAAACCATTTAATCCTGCAGAGCACGGTTTTTTTGACCCATTGTTAAATGCTATATTTGAAGCTTTATATTCGAATATAGACAATAACTTTATATTTGCTATTTCAGAGGGATTTTATAATCCTATACAAATTGCTACAGAATTAACAAATAGATTTAATGAGATTGTTAGTAATTTTATTGCTGTTTATTTAAGTGAAAAATACCCAAGTTTATTGCCGCAATACATTGAACAAGGAGGCTACAATCAATTTGTTATTGTTTATAATCAAGTAACTCAAACTTTATGGTTTGGCAATAAAAGTTCTGGTTTCACATTAACAAATGATTCAAAGTTTTATTATTTAAGAAACGAATTATTAAATTTGCAATGTTTACAAAACCAATTAGATGATTTTTCAAATTGGGGGTTGCCAGCGTTTTTAGGATTTACTAGATGTCCAACACCCACTATAAAAAATGCTGTTCCTGGTGTTTATCCTCGTTTTTACTATGGCGATGCATTAACTTCTGGAGACAATGGTTATTGGCTTCAACCTGACCCACAATATCAAACACAAACCGTTTATTATTTAGAAGCCCCTGCAAAAATTAATTTAATGGGTAATGCATATTTTTACATTGAAATTGCTGGTTTAAATAATATAGACGAAACAAGTCCTTATAGTTTAACACCTTTTACACGCACAACAAATGAAACTAATGGAATACACAACGCAGCGTTTGCAAAAATTGGAGTAACAACGACACCAATATCTCAGTGGTACGATAGCAATACTGAAGCTGTCAAAATTTTTAATCCGCCAGCGGAGAGAATAAGAAGATTAAAAATAAAGATTCGGTACCATAATGGTCTGTTGGTAGAGTTTGGTAAGTTCAATTATTCATTTAATTTGATTTTCCAACTTTTGAGGCCACAGAACTTGCGTTCTTATATTACCTTTGACCCAACATCGAATGCATTATCTGGAAGTTCAACAGCTGTTGCTAAGAAATCCTAAATCATTCACCTTTAAGCCCGGAGGGCGACCGTCGCTTCGCTTAAAGGTGGAGCCAAAGCCTTAGGTTACAAGGATTTCCACCCTGATTTATATGCGGATTTTGTGTTCATCAATAATCCAACTTTTCAAAATCTCTATATTACAGTTCTTGTAATCTCCTTTAAACCCACTCAGCTTATAAAAAACCGGTTTCTTCATTTTGGGTGTCTTAAAGAATAAATAATCGCCGTGTGCACTATTCCTTATGCTAATATTAGTAGTTATTTCTCTAATAATATTGGGTCCCTTTTTACCTAAGTTTCCGTCCAATTCGTCTTTCATTAATATTGCCAGAACTTCATCATAAGTAATATTTGCAATAGGTCGATTCCCAAAACACGAGAGCGATTTATTGTTCTCACCCCAATTGGCATATAATCCAAATTTTCCTTTTTTAATAAACAAGTCTTCACCGTGGAATTTACCTATTGGCGCGTCACCCTTCTTCTTTGAATCATTATCCAACAAATCCTCCAGTTTATATCCACCCCTTTCCAAAACTTCCAAATTAATATCTTTTTTAATGGGCTTAAAGACCACTTTGTCTTTTCCGTCCGCATCTTTGCCTTCGACGCATTTAATAACGGGACCATATTTACCTATGATATAACTGTGTTTGTCATCTATTCGGATTTCGTGCTTTTTCTCGTCCTTCAACTCTTTGCACGATTCTTCCATTGTTTTCAAACAACAATCGCACAAAAGAGTCCAATCTTTCTCTCCTTTTGATATCTTGTCTAAATCGTCTTCCATCAATCTTGTATAATCATAGTTGAAGAGTTCAGTGAAATGCTTGTCCAAGAATTCCATCACTATAATACCTAACTGTTGAATAACTAATTTATTCTTTTCATTTCCGACTTCTCTCGTTGTCTTCTTTTCAGTAATAGTCTCTTCCTCCAATTCAAAATCTATGCATTCGAGTTTTTTGCCATTTACATCTTCTTTTTTAACATAGCCACGCTCTTGAATTTTATCTATTAGTGTAGAAAATGTGGATGGTCGACCTATACCGCGTTCTTCTAGAAGCTGAACCAGCTTTGCTTCTGTGTAATGAGATTTTGTTTCCGTTAAACTCATTGTACAAGCTACTTTTTTATAATCATATGCCGTTTCTTGTTTGATGGTCTGTAAATAACTATACACTTTGCTTTTTTCAATATCTGTGAATTTATTTTTTACTATTTTCCATCCTGGAAAATCAACTATTTCGGAAGTGTGTGTATATTTTGCTTCAAATGGCGCAGTAATTGAAGCATTAATCTGGAAAAATTCTGCCTGTGCCATACAACTTTCTAGTGTTGTTTCCCATATTAACTTATATAACTTTTTCTCTCGAGGGCCCATTTTGTCCTCTACGCTTTTAACGGTAATTTTTGTTGGTCTGATGGCTTCGTGGGCTTCTTGCGCCAAGTTTTCCTTTTCTTTTTTCTTTGATTCACTCTTTTTTGTTTTCTTAGGTTTATCAAGTTTTTTAGTTTCTTCTTCTTGATGTTCCACATTATCATTTGTATTTGCCAAGTTGTAAATTTGAGGATTGACATATCTTTCATCCATAAATTCTTTCACTATGTATTCCTTGGCAGTATCAATAAAATCCTTGCTATATTTCTTCGAGTCTGTTCTCATATAAGTAATATGTCCCTCTTCATACAAGATTTGACACAATCGCATCGTCTCTTTGGGTGAAATGTGTAATTCATTGCTCGCCAGTTGCTGAATCCTCGAAGTGGTTAATGGTTCCGGCTGCGCTTTAAAAACTTTTTTTGGCGCGTTGCAATTATAGAGATGTTCAAAATTGACTGTCTCTTCCAAAAAAGTCAACATTTTATCTTCACTGTCATAGCGTGCATTCAAATCAAATGGAATGCATTTATTAGTAAAATATCCCACTGTGTTATATACCGTTTTTCCAGGGGAGTTATTAATTTCTATTTGATTCTCGTATACCAGCTTCAATGCCGGAGTCTGGCAACGGCCTGCACTCAAACTATTCTCTGCACTCTTGGCAATATACTTCCATAGCAATGGAGATATGGTAAAACCTACTAGTAAATCCAAGATTTGCCTCGCTTGTTGAGAGTAAACCAGATTCAAATCAATGGTCCTTGGACTCAAAACAGCGGCCTGAATAGCTCGTTCAGTAATTTCGTGAAACACAATGCGTTTGGTTTTGTCAACTGGCAAATCAAAAAGAGCACAAATGTGCCAAGCTATAGCTTCACCTTCTCGGTCATCGTCTGTTGCCAATATGACATCGTCTGCCAAATGAATATCCTTGCGCATAAACTCTATATGCTTGCGTTTTCTCTCGTCATTAATAATTTGATAATTGGGTGCAAACCGGTTTTCAATGTCGACATTTTTCAGGGAACCAAGTTCTCTTAAATGTCCGAAACTAGCAATAACCTTGTAACCGGGGCCCAAGTATTCTTCGATTTTCTTGCATTTTGCGGGTGATTCAACAATAACAAGCGTTGTTGTTAGTTGCACCTTTTTAGACTTTGTTATTGTAGTCATTTTCTTAAATATATTTATTAAAATATGTTTAAGTTATGTTTTATCATTAAACTTGGTAAAAATACAAATCAGTTGGGGTAAATCCTGCGAACTTTGCCTTAATTTCACTTCCGGCGTCTCTATCAATAATAGTAAAGTTGTCGTGTTTCTTCATTATAGATTTACTCATTGTGCTAGTTCTTGCGTATGTATATTCATCAGTGGGCATTGTAAGCTCGTAATCCCCGTCCCAGTCAATTCTTACACGCTGAGGAGTAGATCTAGTTGCAGCAAAAGATACCTTTATTAACTCTTGCACTCTTGGTGGAACACTGGTTCTTGCGGCAAGAGGCGCAGTATCCTTAGGAACCATTTCAATATCTCCGTGTCCACGAGCAGTTCTTCTGCTTCTGGTGTGTCTAGGTCTTTTACCACCCTTTCTTCTTAAAGACTTTGACTTCTTTCTTAAATTGCGTTTTGTTGCCATTATATATTAATTAAAGATTTTTTTATACGCGTTCATTTTTTCTCATTACGAATATCATTACTATTTTCATTATTATTGTCGTTTGTTTTAATTTCCAATTTTGTTAATGCATATTGACCACAAGGTCCGCAATGGTCTTCATTAGATAAATCTACTTTATAATTTACTTTATTATTACATTGTTCTATATTCCATCTACCCACTGGTTTGGGTATTTCTTTCGGCATTATTTTTTTAAGAATAGTTATCAAGTATTTCATAATACACGATATCTATTTATATGTTTAAGTATTTTTTATTGTTTCTAAGAAATTGACTTTGAAATATGTAAAACAATATAAAATTATTTTAGATATATAGCTATATAAACGATGGAATATATTGAACCTCTTGCAGACAATTATACAATTTACACAAAAAGTGGTTGCCCAAATTGTACTAAAGTAAAGAAACTGTTAGAAAATAAAAAACCTTTAATTGTGGATTGCGATGACTGGCTTATTGAAGATAAACCCGCATTCTTGGAATTCATTCGAGAGAAAGCGGGAAAAGAATGCAAGACATTTCCAATGGTTTTTCATAATGGAGAATTTTTGGGAGGATTTGATGAAACCGTTAGGTTCAAAGAGAAACAAGATGCATTTTTAGATGCAGAATTCTAGAATTTAGTTAGGAGGGTTCTTCGAAATAAACGAATTCAAACTTAAATAACTTTGATTTGACGCGCCTGATTGATAATTGCAAGTTTTTTGTTCGCCATCTTTGTTGAAAGTAACCCATTCTAATCCATTATTATCTAACTTATCGCACAAACAAATGGCCTTTGAAGGATTATTTGGGTCAACTGAGCAAACTTTATTCATACAATTCAAATTAACTGCTTCAGGAGGACATTTTTGCAAATGATAACCCATTTTCTCAATAACGGGACTAAAATCAGAAAAAATGACTTCTTGTCCAGATTTTGTTGTATACGGTTTTATTGATTCACAATCACTATTGCCAACGCTGTAGTTTGAACCAGTCGCAACATCGCACATGCAATAAGCCTTTGAATCGTCGTACGGATAAGGAATGCATTTTGCCGCAGGACACAACCCAAATTTCATATTGCATTTTATTATTTTGCTACTGTTTCCGAACGCATATTTATATATTGCATATACCGCAAAAATAATAAGAAGTATAATTGCGCCTAAAGTCAAAAACTTTGAAGCCGATTTTTTTGAAGCCATTCTTTATATATATTTATATAAAGAATTAACTAATTGTGCATTTTTTAAGAGCGCGTAGCTTTGAATTGCTTCCATGAAATATTAATAGGTTCAACAACCTTTTCAACGGGTTTTTCCTTTTCGTGTTCTTCATTGAGCTTATCAGCCTTTCTTAGCGCACTATCTACATACATTTCTTTTAGTAACTTTCCTACTACAAAAGAACCCTCGTGTTGGTCTAGTTCGCCGTCTTCAATTTGTCTTAATACATCCAAGAACTTGAATAATATTTCCAAATCAATTTCATTCTTTCGCACCTTGTTAAAAATATCGGTGTAATAAGTAAATAAAAACTGACACTCGGCCATAGCTTCAGTGATAATCATTTCTTGGTTATCGCGATGTTTAGCTTTTAATAAAAGAAGACCATTAATGTCAGAGCGCAATTGATGACTATGTTTCAATTCGCGTATTAATCCAGTTTGGTCCTCGACATCATTTGCCTTAATCATCTTTTGTAATTGAAGTCTTGCGTTATCGTCCATTTAAAGTATTTAAGAAATTAAATTTCATAAGTTTAACGAAACCTTTTACCCGCATATTTAAATTATTAAAAATAATATTTGCGTATAATATATGAGTGCATCATCGTTGCCATTACCATTAAGAACGCCTCTTCCTCAAGGTGCAAGTAGTCAAGCCCAGGCTTCAAATATAACTACACAAAATATGTATGATAAACAACTAGCATTAAATAAATCAGTAACAGGAGGAAAAAAAAGACATAATAGAAGGAACAAGAGAGGTGGTGCTGTAGTAACAGTTAGCACAATTACGCCTCGATTCACGGAAACAATGTCTGGCCAGCAATCGCAAGGAAACCAACAATTAACTGGTTTACAGACTATAAATCAAAGTCAAGTTCAAGGAGCACAAGATAAGGTTGCTCTTGAGCCTAATCCTAATGTAAAAGGTGGAAAAAAGACGAGAAAATCGAAAAAGACAAGAAAGACTAGAAAAAGTAAGAAAACTAAAGGAAGAAAGTCAAGAAAGTCAAGAAAATAAATTATAAAGATAATATAAGTTCATGCCAAAAGGAATAGATTGGGTTCATTTCATATATATAAATTTAGCCTTTGTAGCGCTTATTTTTTCAATGTATATATTCGCATCAATAGTAGAGATTAAAAAGGACTGGCCAAAATATCGATGCAACCCTATGTTTATGCCACTCTCCGATAATATTCAGAATGATTTCGTGTATTGTGTTCAAAATATGCAAAACAGTTATATGGGTTATTTACTAGAACCATTGACTTATATTACTTCTAATTTAACTGATATGGGCGGTCAATTTACTGATAGTCTCAACTTTTTCCGCGTAATGATTAGTAATATAAGAACATTTGTTGGCAGTATTACTGGAAACATATTTGGTGTTTTCTTGAATTTAGTAACAGAGTTTCAAAAGATTACAATTGGAATAAAAGATTTAGTTGGAAAACTTATAGGGGTAGTAGTAACACTTTTGTATATTATGGACGGTAGTTTGAAAACAATGCAATCTTCATGGAACGGTCCACCGGGCCAGATGGTTAGAGCATTGTGCTTCCATCCAGAAACAAAAGTCAAATTGCAAAATGGAAAAGTAGTTGCAATGAAGAACTTGAATTTAGGAGATGTTTTAGAGAATGGGAGTCGAGTAAACGCAACAATACAATTAGACAACAGTGAAACAAAGACGGATTTTTATGTTATTCCAAATGGAGTAGACGGAAAAGACATATATGTTACGGGAAGTCATATGATTTATTGGGAAGAACAAGGCAAGTATATTGAAGTTAGGGCGCATCCTGATGCGAAGAAGCAAGACTTTAAAAAATCAGAATGGTTCAGCTCGTTGATTACAAGTGACCATAAGATAAAATTGGGTGAACGCACATTTTATGATTGGGATGATGATCTTGTAAGGTCTTTCGATTAAGAATAAAGTGCAAAAGTTTTATGAATATTATCCAGTTACTATATATGGATAATATTTCAAAAATAAAAGATAGTGCAGATAAAGTAAATAAATTATATGGTGATTTAAATTATTATGATGTATATGGTGGTTCTGTAATACTTTTTATAATTTTAATTGTCATACTGGTATTAGTATATTCATATACAACAGTTATGAAAAATATGCAGCCGATAAAAGATAATTGGGCGGTTGAGAGATGTAATCCCAAAGTTATTCCCTTTGCGGGGTTTATAAATAAACCAGAAGGCGCATCAACAATACAATATACTCAAGACAATTTTAATTATTGTATGCAAAATATATTGACTTCAATTACAGGATATGCGGTTGAACCATTGACATTTATAACAGCAGGTCTTACTTCTTTGTATGGTGAAATAGCGGACACATTAAACTCAATAAGAACAGTTATTTCAAATGTGCGAACAAATATAGCAAAAATAGCGCAAGAGATTCTGGGGAGAATTTTGAATATAATGACGCCTATTCAAATGATTTTGATATCTTTTATTGATGTAATTGGTAAAATAAAGGGTATATTTGCCGCCGGGATTTACACTAGTTTGGGAACATATTATACTTTGAAATCTTTAATGGGTGCAATTCTGCAATTTGTGGTGATTATATTGATGATTTTGGCAGGTTTAATAGCTGGATTGTGGATTATTCCCTTTACATGGCCCGCTGCAATAACAGGAACGGCTGTATTTCTCTCGGTGAGTATACCTTTATTAATAATATTGGTCTTTATGAATCAAGTATTGCATGTCGATATTAACTCGCCAATACCATCTGTGCCTGGACCGAGTGGTCATTGTTTTGATAGGAAAACCCTTTTAATTATAAATGATGGAACAATAAAGTCAATCGAAGAAATAAAGGTGGGTGATATTTTGGCAAACAATAATGTTGTTACTGCAAAACTTAAATTGGATGCAAAAAACGCAGAAATGTTTCAGTTAGGAAATGTAATAGTAAGTGGAAGTCATCAGGTAAAATATAATAACAATTGGGTCTTTGTAAAAGAACACCCTGAGAGAAAACCGGCTTTAAGCTTCTCTGACCCTTATATATATTGTTTAAATACCAGCTTAAAGACTCTGCAAATAGATGCGTTTGAATTTTCAGATTGGGACGAGGTCTTTGATGATGAGCGAATGGAATTGCTTGCACATTTAGATTCAGACTTTACTGAAGATATACACAAATATTATGATGGCGGGTTCTTTTCTGATGCAAAAGTTGATTTAGAAAATGAAGAATCGAGAGAAATAAGTATTTTAGAAATTGGAGATGTTTTGAAAGATGGGTCAAAAGTAGTGGGATTAGTGGAAGTTTCGAGTAAGGATTTAGGGCATTACAATAAGTCTTCCTTGTCGGAAGGGTTTAACACTCATCCCATTTTTTCTCGCGAATTTTTAGATTTAGAAAAGGGAATTCGAGAGAATAAGCAATCGGAAAAGTTGTATCATTTGTTAACGGATAAAAATACTTTTTATGTTAATGGCACAAAATATTTTGATTATAATTCACAAGTAGAGCTCTTTTTAGAAAAATATAGAGGAAAATTATTATCTATGAAATATGTATAATAATATGGAATTTACTATTCGAGCTGAAATTATTATTCTCATTATTGTGTTATTCTTTGTAATGTCGGGACACTTGTTTTGTTCGTGCGCTCAAACTACGCCTTTGGAGGCTATGACTAGTATGGCAACAATGGTGATGAAAAACGGAAAACCTGTTAAACCTGTTATGGAAGGGTTAGGAAAGAAAGGTCCACTTATGGGACCTCAAGCTGCAACATTAACAGAAGGTTTCACGGGCGCCAACACTAACAACGGTGAATCCTCTATGTACAATGAGCCTCCTGTTAGCACAACTTCCTGGTTTACACCCAACTTGACCTATACCCCGGGCCAACCTGTCAGTCAAGGCATTCAGAATATTTTGAACCGCCCCAAGCAACCCGTTCCTTTACCTGAAGGAGAGATGTTGATGTTTAAGAATACCCTGTTTTCTGGCGAGTGCTGCCCCAATACTTATTCGAACAGTATGGGATGCGCGTGTATGACTGTTGACCAATACAACTATTTGATTGACCG